GCGGTAATTGGTCAGGGTAGTACGGCTTCGACGTACGCGACCACAAAGCGTCAAGTTACAAGCGCTTATGAAGTTGGTACGCTATACGGCTTTGGTTCGCCTTTGCACCTTGCCACCCGGCAATTATTTCCGGTTAACGGTGACGGTGTGGGAACGATACCAGTTACAGTCTACCCGATGGACGACGACGCCAGCGGTGTAGCTTCCGCAGGCGATATAACGCCTGGTGGCTCACCAACGGTTGCGGCCTCATATCTGGTACGGATCAATAATATTGATTCGGAAGATTTTGTTATCTCGACCGTTGACACGGTGGCTACAATTGTCGCGGCTATGACGGCGGCCATTAATGCTGTGTTGGAAATGCCGGTTACTGCGGTAGATAATCTTTCAACCACGGTTGATCTCACATCAAAATGGATGGGGCTTAGTGCTAATGATATTGTAGTTGAGGTCGTAGGCTCTACAACAGCGGGTAATACGTTTGCAATCACTCAGCCAACCGGCGGTCTTGTTAATCCGGATATTGACGACTCACTGGCACAGGTTGGTGATGTTTGGGAGTCAATGTTTCTTAACTGTCTTGATATCGCTGACACAACCGCGCTTGACGCTTTGTCGGTATTCGGCGAGGGCCGGTGGGGCGCGCTTACCCGTAAGCCGATGATTGCTTTTACTGGTAACACCGAGGCGGTAGTTGCTACGGCGACAGCCGGAACAGACGCCAGAAAAACGGATCGAACTAACGTGCAGTTAGTGGCGCCGGGTTCTGATGATCTGCCCCTCGTTGTGGCCGCTCGACAGCTTGCCCGTATCGTAAAAGTGGCAAACAATAACCCGCCGCATGATTATGGCAGTCAAGACGCTACAGGACTAACACCCGGAACGGACGGCGAGCAATCGGTGATCCGATTCCGGCGTATCGTTTTGTTTGTGACATTGTTAAGCTACAAAACATTTTATTTAATCTGAATTTGATTTTTGCCGTTGCTGAATGGGACGGCGCGCCACTTATTCCGGATGATCAGCCGACGGTTAACCGTACAGCTAAAAAGCCAAAAATGGCGGTTGCTGCGGTTGCTTCGATGCTGGATAGCCTGGGGCTTAATGCGATTATCAGCGATCCGGAAACGGCAAAGGCTAACACTTTTGCTGAAATCGACAGTGGAAATCCAAAGCGTTTGAATCTGGTAACGACTGTACAACTTTCGGGTAATACTAATATTATATCCGTAGATCTTCAATTTGGTTTTTTCTTCGGCACAGCTACGGTAGTGGCATAAAGGGGGTAAATTATGGCAGCAGTGGGTGGCTCGATTGAGTCTGTAACATTGGACGGCCGGAGCTTTGCAGTTGCGGCGGATGCCGAAGCTAATAGAAAGCTCGGCGGTTTTGAAAATGAGGTACTTTCGAACGGTGACGGAACCGCCCGTTTGATCAAAACACGTGTTCCGTGGTCCCTGGACGGGCTTACCGTTGAGGTTGACGACAACCGGGAAGATCAGGAGTTCTTACAACGGCTTACAAGCCGTAGTGATTATTGGCCTTTGTCAGTAACTTACGCTTCAGGCCAGACGTATCAGGGTACTGCCCAAATTGTTGGTGAGAATCCGGCGAGTAGTCAAAATGCTACAGCGGCTATCTCACTGATGGGGCCGGGTAAATTGAAAAAACAGTAATTAGGTAGGGTAAATATGGAATCAAAAGTAGCGTTAGAAGTGGCGGAGCTGGAGTTTGATAGATTTGTGGATGCAATGGATCTGGATCTTGATGTCACAGATATGGACGTCGAGGACTTAACGGCTTTTAATAAACAAAAACGCCGAGTCCTGAAAGCTATTGAAAAAGGCGCGCTCGTCATTAATGAAGACGGCGAGGCAGTTTATACGCCCCAGAACGAGAAAACAAAACGTCAAGAGCCTATTACTTTTCATGAACGGACTGGTGCGTCTTTGATGGCCATGGACGGTAAGAAAAAAAGCCATGAAGTAGCTAAAACATACGCCATACTCGGCGATATGTGCCGGGTCCATCCGAATACCTTTGCTTCGATGGTGGGCATTGACGTCAAAATCTGCGAGGCGCTGTTTGCCTTATTAATGGATTAGTCCGGACCCAGCTTATACGCCACGGCGAGGCTCGGAAGTTATCGGCTAAAGAGGGGGGCAATGGGTATCATAATGTTTATGGCGAAATGCTCTTGCAAATATGCCGGGATTATCCGGGGTTACCGGACGCCCGGACGCTACGGGCAAGTGAAATTCGATTTTTTTATGATGGCCTCCGGGCCGAACTGATGGAACATACGAAAGGGAAATAATTATGGCGGGTCGTTTCAGCGTGGAGGCAGTCTTTAAGGCGGTTGACCGAGTAACGGCCCCCGTTTCCCGAATGCAAAACAGGGTGGGCAAGTTTACCCGGTCTATGTCACGAGGGCTACATAATGTTAACAGAATGGCCGGTAAGCTTGCGTCCGGGTTAAAAAAAGGCGTTGTGGCCGCCGGGGTTGCTGTTTTTGCTTTGGGCCGGGCGATGTTTGACGTTATTACCATAGGCGCAGATTTTGGCCGGGCTATAGGCTCGGCGGCGGCAAAATTTCCTGAAAAAATCCAACGTGGAACAAAGGCTTTTAAGGATCTTGAAAATGCCGCGCGTGAGGTAGGAAAAACTACGGAATTTACATCAACACAAGCAGCGCAGGGTTTAAATTTTTTAGCAAAGGCAGGGTTTAGCGCGGATTTTTCCATGCGAGCTTTGAAGGATATTGTTGATTTTGCAACCGCCTCAGAAATAGAATTTGCAGAAGCCGCCGACGTCGCGTCTGACGCGCTGGGGTCTTTTGGGCTGGATAGTAAAGATGTTGATAAAAAAATGAATGGCTTACGTCGAGTTATGGACGTTATGGGGGCCACGGCAAATAGCACAAACGTGAATGTCCTCGAACTTTTTGAGTCCGTTACAAAAGGCGCGTCACTATCAGCGGATGCCGGAGCAGAAATTGAAACTTTTTCTGCAATTATGGGTTTTTTAGCTCAGAGCGGTATAAAAGCCAGTCGTGCGGGTACTGCGGCTATGAATATTACTTTATCTCTTATCGGTAAGGGGAATAAAGCGGCGGCCACGTAGACGTGTTAGACGATTTGAGAGAATCACTTTCGAAAGTAACTCAACAGCAACGTATAGGTTTAATCTATGATATTTTTGGTAAAATTTCTCTTCCTTCGGCTATAAAATTATTAAATGAATCGGGGGAGTCGGTTAGAACATACAGGGAAGAGTTAAGAAAAGCAGAGGGCACTAATAAACGTGTTGCGGCGTTTATACGGAATGACGTACGAGGCAGTTTAGACGCTTTGAATTCTTCTATAGAGGGTGTTAAGATTTCTATTTTTACGATGAATAAGGGCCCGTTAAAGGAGGCTATCGATTTAATGACTGACTGGATACGATTACACGAAAAAGCAATAGCTAAAAAAATAACAAAGTATATAATGCTAATAGTGGACAATTTTAAAGACATTGTTAAATGGTCAAAACGGATAGCTATCGGCATAGGTATATTTTTTACATTATCGATTATTTTAAATTCCTTGATAACTACTATGACGTTTCTCAACTTAGTTATGGCAGCTAATCCTATTACGTTAGTAGTGTACGCGGTGCTTGCGGCTGTCATCGCATTTACGGCGTTGGTGGTGTGGGTCGATAAGGCATATGATATGTTTGAAAATCTACACCCGGTAGTAAAGTTGTTGCTTGGCCCACTTGATGAGATAATAGCCGCTATAAAATTTATAAAAGATAATTGGTCGACGATTACAGCTTTACCCGGGGAAGTCGGGGGATTTTTTAAAGATAGAGCCGGGGAAATCTCGGAAGATTTTAGCCAGTTAATTCATGGTAGCGGTTCACCCCAAGTAACTGGCCCGCAACAAAGAGCAACGGACCAGCGGACCACTACCAATAATACCGCCGAGGTAACAATCAAAGACGAGACAGGTCGCGCGGAAGTATCCGGCGGGACACTTGGTTCAAATATTAAATTACAACCGACAGGGGCTTTCTGATATGGCGTGGAATGATAGAATTAAAGAGGCGGCTTATACCGCACCCGGCGGGGAACGTATAATTTTTGGATACGAAGATGTTCGAAAAACGGTTAATAAAAAAACGACGGGATTTGATTTTCCTGACGCTGACGGGACATACGTTCAGGATCTGGGCCATAGCGGTCGACGTTATCCGCTCCGGGTATTTTTCTGGGGCAACGATTATGATATCGAGGCTGATGCTTTTGAGGCGGCGCTGTTAGAGTCAGGCGCCGGAAAACTTGAACACCCTATTTATGGCACGGTTAATGTGGTCCCTTTTGGGGCTATCACCCGGCGGGACGATCTGAAGACCGCCGCGAATCAAGCAGTGTTCGAAATTACTTTTTGGGAAACAACCGGATTAATTTATCCAACAGGCCAAGGGGATCCGGCCAGCAATGTGCTTTCTGCTGTGGAGTTATACAACGACGCGGCGTCGGGTGAGTTTGCGGGCGCGCTGTCACTTGAAACAGCGATAGAGCGCGTTACTTTTAAAAACCAATATACCGCCTTGCTTGATACCGTCAAAGGCAAATTACAGACTGTGGCGAACGTACAGGCGGACGTTAAGAAACAATTTGACGCGATAAACAGCTCGATAAATAACGGCATAGATGTTCTGATCAGCGAGCCGTTAACATTAGCTTTTCAAACAGTCCAGTTAATCCAGGCACCCGCAAGGGCATTGACAAATATTGAAGCTCGTTTGACGGCTTACGCTGACTTGGCCGGTGCTTTAATATCGGGAAATGGGGCGGACGTAAGCAGCAATAACGAATTTAGAACAAACGATTTGTATGCTTCCACATATGTAACTGGCTCAATAGTCTCAACAGTTAATCATCAATTTAAAACTAAAACCGAAGCTTTAACGGCAGCAGAACTGGTGCTCAATCAGTTTGCCGGTGTGGCCGCATGGCGGGACGATAGCTTTGAAAGTCTCGACGAGATTGACACAGGCGGCGCGTATCAGAAACTACAAGAGGCTGTGGCTTTAACAGCCGGATTTTTAGTAGAGATATCGTTTTCCTTAAAACAGGAGCGGCGGCTCGTTCTTGACCGTGAGCGTACCATAATTGATCTAACCGCCGAGCTATACGGCGCGGTGGATACCGAACTTGATTTTTTTATTACCTCGAATAACTTAAGCGGCTCAGAAATTCTTGAACTTCCGCGAGGGCGCGAGGTAGTCTACTATGTATAGTACCGTTTTCGGCGATACTTTTGAGTTAATCGCCCGTAAAGTATACGGCACAGAGATAGAAGCCACACGTATCACGCAGGCGAATCCCGGCGTTATGGAACCCTTAACGCCGGGCATTTCGTTGGTTGTACCAGTTTTACCAGGTGCGCCTTTGAATGTGCCACAAGCCGCAGAAGCTTCAAACGTTAGCGAAACGGCGGTATTGGTCGACGGTGAACGCTTTCGATTCTGGGATTCTATACGTATCACCCGTGCTTTAGATACGATAGATATGGTCGAATTTGGGGCGCCTTTTGAAGCGGACGCGCCGGGCTTTCGGGAAGCTTTCCAGCCGTTCAGTTTTAAGCCCTTGTCCGTTACTATAGGCGGAGAGCCGTTCTTTACGGGTACAATGATTGGGGTAAATCCAGTCTTAGAGAACACCAGGAAAACGATACAAATTAGCGGTTATTCACTCCCTGGCGTACTCAATGATTGTACAGTCCCGGCCAGTTTTTACCCAAAATCAGAATTTAACAAAAAGTGTTAACATTTCTTGCGGATCTGGCGAAGCAACGAAATTTAGTAATAACAAACACTCGACGGGGGGCGCTCCAATTTTTTAAGGCTGTAATCACAGGTAACCCGGTTGCACAATTGGAGCAAGGCGCGTCGCCTGTTTTATCCGTAACGCCTTTTTTTTCACCGCAAGAGTATTACAGTCATATTACTGGTATTGAGCCGGTTATCGTTGGTCTTGAAGGTTCACAATTTACCGTTAAAAACCCGTTCCCGTCCGGAGTTATGCGGCCTTTTACGTTTACAGCGCCGGATACAGAAGACTCAAACATTAAGTCCGCAGTTGATGCCAAAATGTCGCGCATGTTCGGGAATATGATATCTTATTCAGTACAACTAAACACTTGGCGCGACCCGTCCGGTCGGCTATGGGAGCCGAACACAACAATTAACTTGCAAGCACCGGGCGCGATGGTGTATGGTAATTATGAATTTATTATCCGGTCCGTACAATTTGAACAGAACCGGGAATCAGAGCAGGCGGTTTTAAGTCTTGTAATACCCGGCTCATTCAGCGGACAAATACCGGAGTCATTGCCATGGGGCTGATAGCAAAAATTTTATCCTTCACCCGGACCGTCAGAAACAGCGCCAATGTCTCCGACGTTAAAATCGACCCCGGCGGAGGCCCAAACACCACAGCGGATCATTTCGGCCCGGCTGGTGACGACTCATTCCCTTTAAAAACAGATTACGCGGTAACTGTACCAATACCCGGCAGCGGTCGAGAAGCGGTGGTCGGGTACGTGGATCCCGTTAATGTACCGGTAGCGGCTGAAGGTGATAAACGAATTTACGCCCGTGACCCGGCTACAGGCGCGGTAGTTGTCGAGATATGGCTACAGAATGACGGTATGGCGGTCATGGAGAATGCGGCTGCCAGTTTTACAATAGCTTTAGACGGTTCAATAACCGGGTTAAATGGCGGCGGTGGCTATTTTGAGCTGCAGGCAGGCGGCGACTTCGTGGTTAATGGTGCAACAATAACGGCCTCAGGTGACTTTGTGGATTCAGCCGGTAAGACATTGCGAACGCATACGCACCCACAAGGTAACGACAGCGACGGTGACACACAGCAGAATACAGGAGTCCCGGTATGACCCAGCAGGGCGATGTAATATTATTTCAAACCGATGACGGTGGAGATATCCTTATCGAAAACGGCATCATATTCATGTCCGGTGGCTTGGAAACTTCCGCGTATCTGTCAATGTTTGGGGGTAACGAAGATGACGACGGGCGGGCGGATAACTCGGCTAACTGGTGGGGCAATATTGACGAGACCGAAACGGCCCGACAGTATCGGAGCGAAACACAAAACTTATTACAGGGCTTGCCCGCTACGACCGGGAACCTACGGCGTATTGAAGACGCGGCAAAGCGTGATCTTGCATGGATGCTTACCGAAGGTGTGGCGTCTGAAGTTTTTGTACTTGCCACAATGCCCGGTATTAATGAAATTTTAATAACTGTTATTATACTTGCTCACGGCGAAGAGTCAGAGTTCAAATTTGCCCAAAATTGGAAGGCGGCCGTATGAGTTTAGAAACACCCACGACGAAAGAAATAAGTGATAATATAATCGCCCAGCTCGAGGCGTCTTTAAACCAGACCATACCGTTATTGCCGAAATCATTTATGCGGGTACTATCTAAAGCCCTGGCGGCGGTGTTCATTTTGCTTTATAAGTACGGCGGCTATATATTTTTACAAATGTTTGTACAGTCGGCCAGCGCGGTAGACACTACCGTTCTTGGCGTAACGGTTAACCCTTTAACATTCTGGGGGCGCCTTATCGGGACAGGTGATCCGGTGGCGGCCACAAATGCTGAGTTGGTTATCAGTATCACTGTGGAAACCCAGACCGGGACGCTCGACTCGGGCTCACAGCTTGTAAGCGCCTTAAACGGCGTGACGTATATAACAATCGGCTCGGTTTTATTAGACGCCCCAACAGTTCCAGCGACCATAAAAGCCGTTTCGGATCAGGCGGGCGGCGGTGGCGCGGGGGCTTTGGGTAATCTTGACCCCGGAGCGATTGTTTCCTTTGCCAATCCGCTGGCCAATGTTGCTCGAAATGCAACGGTAACGTCCCAGACCGTAACAGGTGCGGACGGCGAAACGACCGAAGCGTACCGACAGCGTGTCATAGATAGATTTCAGAAACGGCCACAAGGTGGCGCCTACGCGGACTACGAACAGTGGGGCGAGGAAACGGCCGGGATTATAAACGTGTATCCATACACGGGCGATCCGGGCGAAGTAGATATATACAGCGAAGCCACTGTGGCCTCATCTGGCGACCCGGACGGGATACCCACAACGGCCCAGCTGCAGGCAGTACTGGACCTAATTAATCTTGATGAAAACGGCCTCGCGAGTCGTAGAAATGCGAACGCTTTTGTCAATTCATTACCGATCACCCGCACGGGCTTTGACGTAACCATCATAGGGATAGCGGGCGTATCTGATTTAGGGCAAGTACAAGACGATATAACCGATGCATTGACTGAATATTTTCTATCGGTTGAGCCTTTTATTCCGGGGCTGTCTATTCCGCCACGTAAGGACCAACTGACCCGGACGCGAGTGTCCGCCATTGTGGAAGATATTGTAACAGCAGCTAACGGGACGTTCACTTCGACTACGTTTGTGTTAACGGGTGAGTCCGGGGGCATTGACGTTTTTGTTTTGGGCGAAGGTGAAAAAGCCAAAGTAGTTGATGTGGTGTTTGCATGATAAATATATTTAAACATCTTTTACCAAATGCCCGGGCGTGGCGCATTACAGTCGATAAAACGCTCCGTCAATTTTTTGAGGGACTTACAGGCATTGGCGAAGATGTAAAAGAATTTTTTGATTTGGTATGGTCAGATCTGAATCCACAAGTAACCCGCGAGCTCGATTTATGGGAAAAGCAGTTCGGCATGTTAGATACCGGGCTGAATGAACAAGGCCGCCGGGACAGAATCGACGGCGCCTGGAAAGCGTTAGGCGGTCAGTCACCCCGCTATATACAAGATACGTTACAGGCCGCCGGATTCGATGTTTATGTCCATGAGTGGTGGGAGCAGTTAGCGTGGGAAGTTCAAATATCAGCAGCAGACAACGGCTGGCAGTCGATTACCTGGAGTCCTGAGTTAATGTTATTTGTTGCTGTAGCCGTATCGGGTACCAGTAGCCGGGTTATGAGCAGCCCCGACGGTATTAACTGGACAACAAGAACACCGGCAGTGGCTAACTCTTGGTGGGCTGTTACATGGAGTCCTGAGTTATTGTTATTTGCTGCTGTAGCCACATCAGGTACAGGTAACAGAGTAATGACAAGTCCTGATGGTATTAACTGGACAACAAGAACGTCAGCAGCGGATAACAGCTGGCGGTCGATTACTTGGAGTCCTGAGTTATTGTTATTTGCTGCTGTAGCCGCATCAGGTACGGGTGATAGAGTAATGACCAGCCCTGACGGTATTAACTGGACAATAAGAACGTCAGCAGCGGATAATCAGTGGACGGATATTGTTTGGAGCCCAGAGTTAAATTTATTTGTTGCAGTTTCTTTTAATGGCTCTGGTAACAGAGTAATGACAAGTCCGGATGGAATTAACTGGACAATAAGAACATCAGCAGTAGACAACGGCTGGTACTCGGTTACATGGAGTCCTGAGTTAATGTTATTTGTTGCTGTAGCCGTATCGGGTACGGGTAACAGAGTAATGACAAGTCCTGATGGTATTAATTGGACAATAAGAACGTCAGCAGTAGACAACGACTGGCGTGGCGTGGCGTGGAGTCCTGAGTTAATGTTATTTGTTGCTGTTGCAACTACAGGTACAGGCAACAGGGTTATGAGCAGCCCGGATGGGATTAATTGGTCAACAGGCATAACACCCGCTGATAATGAATGGTGGGCCCTAACTTGGAGCCCTGAGCTCGGACTGTTCGCGGCTGTTGCAACTACGGGAGCCGGTAATAGGGTTATGACAAGCCTTAATAACGTAACCCGTAACCCATTCGATTACTTAGACGATGGAACAGGCGGTATTCCGTTTCTGATGGTAGACGGCGGGGCGGATGCACAGGACGGTGATCCAGTATCACAGGATGGCGGGACGGGAACGCCCGCAGGGTATCCACTGGTTAATAAAATACTTGAGTCCACTGTGACCATAGGCATGCAAGACGGCGGGACAGACGCACAAGACGGTGACAGTGTTGCACAAGACGGCGGAGGCGTGACGCTTTATAATCAGAAGCAATATGAGATACCGGCGGACGCCACAAGGTACCCATATTTTTTGTATATTGGCGGTGAGACTTTTCCGGATATTGCAACGGTTCCAACGTCACGGCAAGATGAATTTGAAGATTTATGTTTAAAAATTTGCCCGACCGAACAATGGCTGGGAATAATTGTAAACTTTAGTTAAAACGGAGGTAACAAAATGGCCATTAACCCAAGTACAAATGCAACTATGTCCGGGCGTATAACGGCGGCTGACGCCGACTACCCATATGGCAGCACTAAAGATGAAACAGCACCAGGCGCCGAGGACGGTACGCCGTATTTTAAGGCCCGCGCGGATGATCTTTTCGGTTTGATGCAATGGCTTTTGGATCAAGCGGGCATAACGCCCAGCGGTAATGCTGATACGGTTCTGGCTTCCGATTACGGAGACGCTTTAGACGCTTTATTCGTACGAAGCACCAATCTCGTTAGCTTTACCAGCAGCGGAACGTATTCAAAACCCGCCGGATTAAAATCTATAAAAGTAACTGTTGTCGGTGGCGGTGGCGGCAGTGGCGGCAGCGCAGCAGGGGAAACAAGTGGCTCGGGTGATTCGGCTGGAATTGCCATAAAAATTATAGATGCCAGTGCTATAGGCTCAACTGAAACGGTAACTATAGGTCTGGCAGGGGCTGCTGGTGCCGATGGTGGCAATAATAATGGTGGTGATGGTGGTGACTCTTCTTTTGGTGCTCATTGCACTGGTGAGGGTGGCGGTGGTGGCGAGGGTTCAAATAATACTGTAACAGAAAATCCGGGCACGGGTTTAAATGGTGATATAAACATTACAGGCGCAACCGGTTCAGAAAAAACCGAAACTGATGCCTTTAGACAACAGCCCACACCGGGTTTTCATGGCAGCCTTGGCGCTGGTGGCCCGGGGAGGGGGTACAGTCCTTCGACAACCGCCGGTGTGGCCGGAACCAAAGGCATAATAATAATCGAGGAACTTTTTTAAATGATACCTGTTGTTGAAATAATAAGGCTCGAGGAAAATCACAAATACGGGACTTTCGGAGTTTTACGTATTAACAAATCCGTGTTTTGTGTAACGCTCGAACCAGCGGATCTGGAAAACGCCCGGAATGTTTCGTCTATCCCCGCGCAGCAATATATCTGCAACCGTGTGGTGTCCCCGGCTTTTGGAAAAACATTTGAAATTTTGGACGTACCAGGCCGGAGTCACGTGCTTTTTCATTCAGGAAACGTTCTGAGTAATACAGCGGGCTGTGTCTTGGTCGCTCAGCATTTTGGAAAATTAGGAGACAAAAGGGGGGTGTTAAATTCAGGTACGACATTTAAGAAATTCTTGAATCTGTTACAGGATTATGATACATTTCATCTAACTATTACAGAAAGATACTAACATGACCGAGCATAATTGCTTGCACGAACCAGAAATTGCCACGCTGGTAGCTGATAATAAACGTTACCATAAACAAATAGAAGAAATTTATAAATCAATCGTTGGTAACGGACAGCCGGGGCTAAAAGTCAAAGTGGCGTCTTTGGAGCAGCAACAAAGAGACACACCGTCTCCAAGATCCATGATATTTTATGCTTCAATCGGTGGGGCAATGGTTACTTTTAGCTGTGGGGCG